GATGATTCCGTGGAGGGCTATGTGGCAGGTGCTGTTCAGCAGTACCAAGCCCTTGGCCACACGTGTAAGGACTACATCCCCTGTCAGACTAATCCCGACGGGTCGTTAGGTAAGGTCAACTTCTGCAGTCACGAACTGTCCCAGAACTCTTTCTGGTTGACTTCGTGGCCCAAGACGTTGTTCCGATATTTGTCGACCCCACCTCACCTCAGAGATCTCTTAGATCTCGAGTCTGAGCTCGGGAAAGTGCCTGAGTGGCCTAGAATCAAGAGCTACGTCACCCGTGAAACACCGGGTGACAAAATTAATGGCCAGGAGACGGAGAACTTCAACCCCTGCATCTCGCGTTGCGAGCACAGTTGTCCAACCGAACGCGCGTGCTCGCCGCCGAACACGTACCTCGCGTGGTGCAGGCAATTCCTCAGGAAATGGGCTCTCGGTCGGTCGACCGACGATTGCCCCCGTAGCAGCGGGGGTGATTCTTGGTAAGCCGAGTCCAGTTCTGTGGTCCGCTGGAGATGCCACGGTTGTTAAGAACTGTGAAATCTCCGCGACGTTAACTGTTAGTTCCACCGTAGCAAGTGGGTCTATTCAGTTAATCCCTGGAGTCGTTGGGACATGGCTTGCTACCATTGCAGTTGGATTCAGTAAGTGGAGATGGAGGAAGCTCCGGATCTTCTATGTACCCGTGTGTTCGACTGCTACTTCGGGATCATTTCACATGGCATTGCAATACGACAGTTTTGACTCTGCCCCTACTACGGTCGCGGCGATCAGTGCCTGCAAAGGATACACGACTGCCCCCGTTTGGAGTGGATACCAAGCAGCTAGCGCTGTTTGCAGCCCTTCGAACGCGATCCCTCCCGGCTCTGTTTGCGTGGAGCTAGACGTGACCAGGCTGAGTAAGCCTTGGTATCCGTTTATAACGAGCGCGAACCTTACCACAGTAGGAGAGACCCTCACGTCTGCACAAAACCAGTATAGTCCTGCTCGGTTAGTGTACGTGTCTGCTGACGGTCCTACTACTGCTGTGTCTGCTGGGAGGTTGTATGTCCAGTACGTGGTTGAATTGATCGAACCGATTACGCCATCTCTCAACGCATGACGAGCTTGAGTCGGTAAACAAGCGCCTCTTGTGGATTCCCACCCCACGAGAGAGATTTTACCTCTGGGACCCTCTGTCCGCCTCTACAAGATTTGAGAATCTTGAAAGGCG